CGTGTCCTTCAAATAATTCAGTAGTAACATTTTCATTTGTAATTTGATATCCAATATCTGTTTTTGCTGAATTAACAGCTCCATGATGTAATGCAATTTTATATGGTGCATCGAATTGATCTGCCCGAATATATTCTACCGGTGCAACATCAACAGCCATATGATTAAATACAACTCCGCCTAATTCAAATAAACCATTTTCTTTTATAAAGATAATATTAGGATTTTGTATAACATCTAATACTGGACTAATCGCATCAATGCGGTGCATGTTATTTAAATTCATATCATGATTACCTAATATAACTACAGTAGGTATTGTGAATGAATTAAAAAATTCAACTAGTATTTGAACTAGCTCCGGAGACATATCTAATTTACTATGCACAATATCGCCAGTTAATACTACTGCGGTACCTGGTGTTGATAATTGCTCAATTTCATTATGCATTGTTTTGAAAACTTCACGATATTCGCGATGACGCTTTAATGTACGAATATGTATATCACTAATGTGAATAATTTTTTCTAACTTATCAATATAAGTGTCTATATGTTTTATATCCATAACATACCCATTTTAATTTGCATTAACCGTTCAAATGTCAATACATCAGTATTATTAATAATTTCATTTATTTTTTTAAATCCTAATTCAGATGCATCTTGATCTTGCAATTCAATCAAATGTACATTTAAACCTTCACCCATAAATTTTTCTGCGATATCTAATGCTTTTTTTATTGCATCTGCATCTAAACATATGTAAATATCTTTTACTCGTTGTTCAATAATTTTCTTTTGTAAAGCCGGTTGAATTATTTTACCAAATAATGGAATTGAATTTCTTTTCACTGCAATTGCATCGAATGCACCTTCACAAAGTACAATTGGTTGTGACCAATTAATTAACATATCAAAACCAATAATATCTTTTGATACTTTTGGATTTTTATGTTTTTGTGAATCTGATTTATAAAATGCTCTAGATACAAAATAATTTAATTGTCCATTGCAATCATAACTAGGAATAATAATTTTACCCGAATATTCTCCAGATTCGCAATATCCAATTCTGTATTTTAAAATGTCAAATATTGTAATTCCGCGATTAGTTAAATAGTGTATTGCATTTCGATAATCAGGAGTTTTTTTAGTTTTCCATAATGGAATATATTCTGCAGGTAATTGCAGTGTAACTAATTTTTCTGTTTCTGTATTTAAATTAGATCTGTATTTAGTTTGTTCTATAATACGATTTAATTGTTCAAAATTTTGTTTAGGTAAATTTAATTGTTTGAATAAAGAAGATATAGATCTCCCTTTTTTATCAGATATCCAACAATGCCATGCATTTTCGCCAGACGATGTAGTATTGATATCAATTTCTAATTTTGGTTTATAATGAGAAACAAACGGAGAAAAGAATGCGATATTATTACCAGATGTAGGTTTACCTTTACCTAATATAGATTCTAATAATTGTAATAATTTCAAATTCTTCATTATTATTATAATAATAAAATTACTGTATTATTCCAATTAATTATATTAATTATTAATATATGTTAGACACAAATATTCATTCGGTCTAACGATCGATTCAATAAATGAATCAATCTATTAATTAAATAACTTATTCAATTAATGAATGTATATAAAATATTTTTCACAAATCAAACCTTTTAATTAAAAAAGTTTCGAACTGCCTTAGGTTGCTCGCCTGATTTTAAACATTCTTCTAACCATTCTGTCGGAATATCTTTTTTTGCAACATGTTTTATACCCAGTTTATTTGCATAAATTTCATATGTAGTTGCAGATGATTTTGATATTTTTTGATTAGGATTCTGAAAAACCATACGTATATCTACACCAGGATTTGAAGTTAAAACATGTTTCATCTTAAGACGATCAGTCGCAGTCCATCGCCCTTTAGTTTCTATAAACATTAATTCACCAGTTTTTTTAGTAAAAACAAAGTCAGGTGTATATTTTGCTTTACGCTCTGGTACTATATAATTTATAATTTCTGTCTCGTATTTCAAATCATATTCTGTATTTTCTATTTGTTTTGAAACACTATGTTCTAAACCAGATTTATAACCATATTTATAGGCTTCACTGCGAGTTTTACTACCCGCAGTATGCCAATGATTTTTTGCCATAACATTATTTTATTTTATATATATTATATGTTTTACCTTCTTTGCCATTATATTCTGCTGTTTTACCATCGTCTAACATATCAAAACTATCAGCTTCTACATAAACTTCAATTTCTCGACGTAATATACCTCGATTACGTAATCTAACTTTTAAATATTTACCATCATCAGATTTACCTAATACATCTACAAATTTATTACGTTTGCCATTTGCGTCAATTAGTTTTTCTTTTACTTTTTGTGTATCATAATCAATGTGTATTTCTGGTACTTCTACTTGATTATCTGGTATTACTACATCTTCAATTTGTTTATTATCACGTTCCGCTTTATTTCGGTTTTCTAAATAAGAATTTAATAAATCAACTGCATTTTTATATTTAGTATTTCCGGTTTCTTCGCCATATAAACGTATTAATTTAGTTTTCATATCTAAAAATTTAGATGCAGTATTTCTTTTAGTTTTCCACATTCCATCTTCATCATGAAGATAATATTCCCATGGATCATGACCACCAAGTCCTTTAATAATAGTACCAGTTTTTTCTACCGGCACATCCATTTTAATATCATCATCATTAACAGATTTTAAGTCTTTTTCTAATAATATACGTTTAAGTTTTATCATATATTTCCTTTTTTATATATATACTATTTAATATTTTTATCTAAATCAATTCTAACTAAAATACTCAAATCAACATCTTCTCGTTTTTTAATAGGCGATGCTAATTTACCAATTGCTAATAATCTAGCATCATTATCATATAATCCTATAGTTGTTATATATGGATTAAATACGCTACTAGTTACGAATGTTTGATATGTTAAACTGTCATCATTTAATAATGATTGATTTAGTGATAAATTAAATTCATCTGCATTAATTCGTATGAACGTACTTAATTCGTATCTAGTTAATGTACTTTTATATGTTACTGTATATGGAGTTTGCAATAAATTATCATATATAGGATTGGCACTACTTATAACAGAAATTCCATGTTTATAAAAAATATTACCAACTATATTTGTTTGTAACAATGAGCCAGTTTCACTACGATCGGCTAAATAACCAATTTCGGTACTAGACAATGCTTTATTGTATATTCGCACTTCATCTAATTTACCATTATAATTATATGATGTATTATTCATACTACGACCGCCGATAAACGTATCAGCATTACAATTAATTTTAATCGATTGGCTAAACGGAGAATTTGGTTTTAATAATGCAGATTGATGTATATTAGTTTGTAAAGAACCATTAACATATATTTGCATATAACTTCCGGATTTTTGACAAACTACATGATTCCAACTAGAAGATACAGCGGCAGATGATGTTACTAATAATGCATCGGTTGGTGGTAATGATTGATTGTCATATGTATTTCCATGTATATAAAATCCAATTTTTTTATTAGACATTAACCAAATATCATATGGACTTTGTTTATTTATTTTACTAACTATAGTTTGTGGAGTTGATCCTACTGACGATCCTGAAATATAAAATGCTATAGCATAGTTATTTTCTCGATCATATGAGCCTAATATATTTTCATTTTTTGCTACAATAAATCCGGTACCATCAAAATTACCACAATATCCAAATGATTTTGATGATGGAGATGTTGTAGTTACTCCCGGCACAAATGTAACTGATCCTGTGATGTATCGATCATTGAATTTTAAATAATCTGATACGGTACTAGATCTAGATATTCTAGTTAAATCAAAATATTCATTAAATCCTTCATAAAATTTAGTATCAGATATTATACGATTAGAATTTAAATTTGCATCATAAAGATTTCCATATTCATCTGAGTTTATTGTATATGAAATACTGCCAGATGTAGTTTCAAATATAAAAGATTTTGGTTTTATTCCTTCACCTATTTTTACATATGGAAATGAAAGTATAGATGCAGATATATGCAAAAATCGCTTTAACTGACTATTTGTAGATCCCTGTACAAATGCTAAATTTCTTTTATTTTTATAAAATAATTGATTAATAGAATAATACGTTACAGTTTGCAAACTACCATCAATGTTTTTTGCATCATTATATACTAAACTAGACCCCAATATTGGTAAAACTTCATAATCATAATATATTGCAGTTAATGGTAAACAGCTACTAGTAGCACTACCGCTAACTACAGTCCAAGTTTTATTTATAGTAAATGGTGTTACTGTAACATCCGATGGATCTAATAATTTAAAAACTGATGGTATACTACCTCTTTGTGAATCTATATCTTTAATTTTTATTTCGGGCATAATAGTAAAAACCTTGCTATATTTAATATAAATATAACAAGGTTAAAATCGTGTTTTATTTTAATTTATTAAAAATCTAATTTAACTCGTATCAACGATTCTCTATTAAATGATTTTAATAATGGTTTACTCAATTTTGCGACTGCTAATAATTCTTGTCTATCATTATATAATCCAATTGTAGTTATATATGTTTTCGGATCTCCGTTAGGTCCTCTAAATGATGGTTGAGCTATTTCACCTAATGAACCAGTAGTATATGTTGGATTATTTGAATAGTTATATTGTCCATTTTTTACTCGTACAAAATAATGTGTACTAGTAATTTTTTCTGAATTTCTAGCTAAAAATCCATATGGGTCGCTAGTTTCAGGATTTGTAAATAATGCAGATCCGGATATTGATCTAAACAATGCAAAGTGATTATTTCCTTCTGAACTAGAACTAACATTTGTTTTAAATCCTAGTGATTGATCTAACTTATTACCGTCTAATATTAATATACCATGATCTGGGTATGCTAATCCATAATATACTGGAGATGTTGGATTATAAACACCATCATTAATAGAACCAGATACTATCTGATATACACGACCTGATTCGCCAACTGATGGGCTAGCTAATGAAGAATCATCAATTAATGTAATAGGAGATGATCCTACAAC